GGGTACCGCCACGTATAAGCTCAGTGAGGACGGCGGGGAAACCTGGGGCAGCGAGGATACCACGCCGGCCAACGGTCAGATTGCCATCGGATCTACCGGCGTGACCCTTACCTTGGGCTCGGGCGATCAGGTGGCTGATGACGAGTATGCCACGACGATACGGACTCCGATCGGGCCGGTTACCAAGGTGGGAACCGGACCGGATATCACGGTTGCCGGCACCGTCAAGGCGGCGGCCGATGTGCAGCTTATGATCGTGTCCGGAGGCGGCCGCAATGACGGCACTTACCAGCTTACGGTGGACGGCGGCGACAATTGGGGGCCGGTGCGGACCATACCGGTTGACGGCGAGATTGCGGTCGGAAGCACGGGGGTCACGATCACGGTGCCGGAAACTCCGGACATGGTGACGGGCGATACATACAGCTTTGAGCTGATGCCTCCGGTGCCTTCCATTTCGGCGGTAATGACGGCGCTGGAGCAGCCGCTTTCCCTGTATGACGTTGAGTTCGTCTATGTGGTCGGACCGAGCGATTCGGTGGATTGGGCCACGATGGGAGCCAAAACCGATGAATTGTGGAACGCGCATAGGCCCACGTTTTTTATCGCCGAGACCCGGCTCCCGTATGACAACGAAAACCTGAACGAATGGACGGCCGCCATGATCGCGGAGCAGCAGGATTATGCTCACAGGTTCGTGAGCGTTTGCTGCGCTTTCGGAGAGGTTTCGGACAGCACTGGTAAACGGGTGACCCGCAATTGGGGCGGGCTTATGGCGGGCAAAATCCTTTCCATTCCGGTAATGAGGGCCACGGGCCGTGTCCGGGACGCCGGCATCTCCCAGGGCACGCTGCCGGATGATTTCACCGACGCCATGCAGCAGCAGCTGGAAGCCAACCGGTACGCAACCGCCAGACACTATGCGGGACTCAGGTCGGCATACTGGGGGGACGCCCGAACAATGGCGGACGTGACCAGCGATTATCAGTATATCGAGGTGCTGCGTACCGTCTTCAAAGCTATGCGCAAGGCCAGGATCGCGGCGCTCAAGAGCATGTATGACGAAGCCGGCGATCCCATGCTGGAAGGCGGAGCGGCCGGACTCAATTATCTGAAAGCCAACATCGAAAACGCCATCAATACCCTGAAGGCGGCGGTGCCCCCGGAACTGGCGGATTATATTGTGACCATACCTTCCGGACAGGACATCGTGAACAACGGGGTTGCGGTGGAAATGGATCTGATTGGGATACCCATAATCAGGAAGATTTCGCTGTTTGCAAGGTATATCTATGCCGGATCGAATTTTGATCCGAGACTGCAATAAGGAGGTGAATGCACATGCCGATTAACGGTGTATATTACGATTGGGAGAGCGTCGAGATCCAGATCCCCAGCGGTTTGGCCGTGGGGATGACGGAGATCAACTACTCGGATGAGCGGCCGATCGAGCCGCGCTATGGGAAAGGAGCGACACCCAGAGGGTACGGCCGGAAGAACTATAAGGCATCAGGCAGCGGCTCCCTGGATAAAGACGAGTTCGAGCGTCTGCGCGAATCCCTGGGCGGGTCCGTGTATTCCAAGGAAAGGTTTAACATCGTGGTGCAATATGCCAACGATGACCAGGCTGCGGTTACGGACACTTTAAAAGGAGTCATGATTACCAAGGTAGATACGAGCGCCAAGCAGGGCGATGACAATGCGGGTGCCGTTAAGATTGACTTTGAGATCCTGGAGCCCATCGAGTGGAACGGGGTGCCGGCGTACGCGTAGAGAATAAGTGATCAGTAATCAGTGATCGGCAAATAAGTGAAAGGAGAACGTAATGGCTGAAAAGACATTGCCCCAAGAGGTTGAAGACGCAAAGGCAAAGGGGCCGGTGCTGGAACTGACCGGCGAGGACGGGAAGGTCTATTATTTCAGGAAGCCGGGCAAAGGCGATATGAATCGGTATCTGGCTTCGGCTGCCAAGCAAAAGCTGGCGAGTGCCGCCCAAAACCTGATCTATGATCTGGCGATACATCCGACAACAAAGGAGCTCAGAAGTATGATCGATGAAAACCCAGGATCGATGGTGGCGCTGAGCAACGCGCTGCAAAAAGCCGTGGGTATGGATGAGGAGTTTGATGTAAAAAAGTTATAGAGCTCCGCGAGGCTCTCGACCGGAACTGGATAAGACAGATCGAGATCATAGTTCGGCACTACCTGAAAGCGGAGCCGGCCGAGGACCTATATGAGCTGATGAACCAATATACAGAGGCCGTGTGGATCGAAGAAAGACAAATGAATCTGGCCGCGGCGGCCATAGTCAAGGCGTTTGCCGGGAAAAATTGACTAGGCTCGAAAAAGCGCGGCGAATCATGACCGAGGCTATATCAATCGCAGCCCAGACAAGGCCCAAGAATACGGCGGAAATAACCACGGCCATAACTATTCCTAATAATGTTTCCATGATCCAATAATACTCAAATCGGAGTTCAAGGTCAAATGGAAAGTATTTTCAAGTTAGGCATACTCCTTTCAGTGGTGGACAGCGCGACAGGCCCGGCGTCCAAGATTGGGAAAGGGATGGACCAGCTCAAGGGTAAGGTAGCCTCGTTAGGCCCTGTCTTCGATAAGTTCAAAACGTACGGTTTGAGGGTGGCCACGTTCGGCGCTCTGATGCTGCATATACTTTCCGGTACGGTCATGGCCACGGTGGATACGCAAAAGGCCCTGGGAGAGCTGTCATCCGTGGGGATCGTGGACCTGGGGGCGCTGGAAAAAGCAGGGGCTCAATTTTCTTCACAATGGTCCGGTACCACCAAGGCTCAGTTTATCAGTGCGGCGTATGACATCAAGAGCGGCATTTCAACCTTGACCGATACGGGAGTCGCCGAATTCACCAAGCTGGCGGCGCTGACCGGCAAAGCCACCAAGGCCACTACAGCCGAAATGACCAGCCTGTTCGCCACGGGCTACGGCATCTATAAAGATATGTACGCGGATCTTTCCGACATGCAGTTCGGAGAAATCTTTTCAGCCGGGATCGCGGCCAGCGTAAAGAGCTTTAAGACTACCGGCTCGGGCATGGCCCAGGCAATTTCCACCCTGGGGGCCGTGGCCACCACCGCCAAGGTGCCGATGGAAGAGCAGCTCACCATTTTAGGCATGCTCCAGGCCACCATGACCGGCAGCGAGGCCGGCACGAAGTACAAGGCATTGATGCAGGCGGCTGCCGGCGCGGGCACAAAGCTCAAGCTGGAATTTACCGACGTCAACAATCAACTCCTATCCATGCCCGAGATCCTGATGAAGCTCAAGGGTAAGTATGGGGAGACACTGGACGCCGTCGAGAAGATGGAGATCCAGAAAGCCTTCGGCACCCAGGAGGCCGTGGCGGTGATCGATCTTTTGTACGGCAAGGTCGGAGCGCTTACGGAAAACACCCGCAGCCTGTCGGCGGCCATGCGCCAGGGCACCGGTTTTACCGAGCAGATGGCGCAGGCCATGAACCAAGATATCGGTTCGGGGATCGCGTTGCTGGAGCAGCGCTGGCACAATCTGGTGGAAGTGGTGGGCAAACAGCTTGTTCCGGTGCTTTTGCCGGTGTTTGCCTGGATCGGTAGCGGCATCAATCGGATTGCGGAGTTTGCGGAAAAGCATGCCGTTCTGACCAGGGTTTTCGTGGTCGGCCTGGGGGTGATTTCGGCTTTGGCTTTCGGCCTGGGGACACTGGCGGCGGTCGTGGGAACTGCCGGCCTGGTATGGCCGGTGATGGCAGCGGGGCTTGTATCCGTCACTGCCGCCGCATGGGGCTTTACGGCGGCCCTTCTTGCCAATCCCGTTGCCTGGATCGTGGTCGGCATCGGGGCACTGATTGCCGTGCTAGCGGTGCTCTGGAGGAACCTGGAGGGTGTTATCAACTTTTTGGAAGGGGTTTTTTCTTCCATAGGCTCTTGGTGGGCGGACGTGGGGTCGGGTCTGAAGGGCGGCATCCTGGGAGCGCTCAACTGGATCTTAGGACTTGGGCCGCGTTTTCTGGAGGCGGGCGGAAAGCTGTGGGACGCCCTGGCTGCCGGCATTAAAGCCAGGTTGTTGGCTCCGGTTGAACTGGTTAAGCGCGGTCTTTTGAAGCTTAGAAATCTTTTGCCGTTTTCGGACGCAAAAGAAGGGCCTTTGTCTGCGTTGACGCTGTCCGGTCAAAGAATAATGGAAACCCTGGGAGCCGGGATGCAAAATGCCGCACCCGGACTCAAGTCGGCTGCAGCCGGAGCGCTGTCCGGGCTGGCAGCCGCGGCCCTTATGACGGTGCCGATTTCACCCGCGGTTCCGTCGCTGAGCGACTTGAACGCCCAAGCTGTCTGGGAGACCCAGGCTATCAAAGCGCCGAAGATGCCGGACCTGTCAGGCAAGACTACCTGGCGGTCGGTTGACGCGACGGGCGAGAAACCGGCATTGAAAGACGGAAAAAAGGCATACAGGGGCGGACGGGATCTTAAGATACAAACGCTGAACGTTACGCTGCCGAACGTAACAGACGCGGAAAGCTTTGTGGCGCAGCTCCGGAACCTGGTGGAGGGCTATGATGCGTGACGGGATTCTCAGTTTCGAGCATGGAGATGTCAGACTGGGAAACGACCCGGTGCCGGGCATACTCAGAAGCCAGTCTATTACTGGCCTGGTTAGATTTGACGAGGCGCAGCAGGACGGACTTTCAGGAAAAAACAAGACGCCGTTGGGGTGGGAGGATGCCAACATCAATCTGGAATTAGAGCTGATGAGTGATGATAAATCCGACTGCTATCAGAAATTGACCGAATTAAATGCCGTATTCCAGGGCCGGGATAACGGCGGCAACCCCAAAGTCTATGAGGTCGTCAACGCGCATGCCAGAGCCAGAGGGATCGACCAAGTGGTATTTGCCGGGCTGGACTCCAGCGAGACCGATGAGGATGACGTTATTACGGCAAGCCTGAATTTTGTTGAGCACAATCCGCCCGTTACCATACCGGAGAAACGCATTGCCATGTCCGACCAGGCCGAAGGCGCAGCGACGCCGCAGGTAACAGAAGAACCGGTAGATGACCGGAATATTATGCAAGATCCCGGACCGCCGACAGCGAGTTAAAGGTAAGGATAAAGATGATCACGGGTATCCGGACACACATTTCGATCGGGGGACTGGAGATTATGCGCACCCCTCATGTCTGGATAGAATGTGAGCGGCACAGCCCTTTAAGCCGGGCCGGAATTACGCTGGCTGATCCGAAAGGAGAGTATTACAGATCGGTCGGACTAAATTATCCCGTTCGGATTCGCATAGGATACCGCGACGAAGAACCGGCCGTATGGAAAGGCTCGGTTTCGCGGAAAGAGCCGGGGACCAAAGACCAGATAGAGATCAGGGCCGTGGGCCAAGATCTGGCGCTGACAACCAATATTATACAGAGTTGGGCGAACGAGACGCCGGAGGCGATCATAGGATGGGCCGTAGGGCAAGCGGGGCTGCCAACGGGGCAAATCGACTCACCCGGCGTTACTTTCCCCTGGTTTACGGCCCGCAATATTCCGGTGTGGCAGGTTGCCAGGCAGTGCGCGCATACGTGTCAAAGGGCGTTCGGGCTGGACATGAGCCGCTGGGCGCTTTGGATGGGCGCAAGCGGCAAGGTGAACTGGGGTGATTTCGACGAGCCGGGCGACGTGCCTGTAATCGCTTCCGGAGCCGGGCTGATCAAACACATGCCGGCCAACGGCACAGGCGCTCTGTTGAGTATGGTGGAAACGTTTTTACTGGCCGGATTCAGGCATTCCCGAAAGTTCAGATTGATCGATAATCGCAGGGGCATCGATGATGAATTTCGGGCGCTGCGGGTAAGACACGATATTACGGATCGAGCTGTCAGGACGTTTATCTGGTACGGAGAGGAGCATGAAAAGTACTGACCTTAAAGCCCTTTTAAAGCGCGTTGTCGAGCTTGTAATGCCCGACTTAAGATCTTACTACCGTGTGGTGCGAAAGGCCGTTATTGTTAAGACGTACGCGTCGGACGGCCGTTATTGGGCGGATGTGCAGCCTCTGCGGAATGACGAAAGCGTTGACGGCAACGAGCCGGTGATACCGAAGGTGGAAATACCGATCATATGGGCGGGACCGAATCGGGGCATCGTGTGCCCGCCTGTTGCCGGTGCTTTCTGCGACCTGGAGTACTATGACGGCGATCCGGATTACCCTCGGATCAGCAACTTCAGGTGGCACGGGCAGGATGCGCCGGTGTGTGCGGCCGGGGCGCTGATAATTCAAAGGGGCGAAGGCGTATATCTCATGGTGGATGCCGAAAACAACATACGGCTTGTTACGACGGCGGGGCTGCTGGCCGAGATCGGCGGGGATTGGTCCACCGAGGCGGATGGCACCGCGACCCTGAAAGCTCCGAATATCGTGCTGGACGGCGAGGTATCGATTACCCAAAATGTTGACATCGAAGGGACGATCAGCGGCGACGGCGTAACCATCGGAAGCGGAGAAGTGGCCGCTGACGGCGATATCAGCTCCGGAGGGGATATCACCTGCAGCGGAAGCAACCCGAATCATCACACGCACTGATATGGATGAAATTTTCGGACAGGACATCAAGCTTGACGACGACATGCAGGCGGCGGTGGCGGCCAACGGCGAAGTGATACTGACAGACGGTCCTGAAACCGGCTGCCAGGATATCAGGCTGCGGCTTTTTACAAGGCTGGGCGAGCTTTTTTATGATGTCGAATTCGGCGCTCTGATTCACGACTGGATTAAAGAAGAAAACACGCTCAATAATCGCATGGCGTTTGAGGCCGAAGTGCAGCGCCGCATGCAGACAGATCCCAGGGTGCAGGCCGGGACAATATCGTGCGGCATCGAGTCATGGGACGAAACGGGCATAACGGCAGCGGTATCGTGGCGATTCATCGACCAGGATCATCCTTATAACCTGGTGATCGAGTATAACAGCCAAAAACAGGAGATGATAATCAAGGATGTCAATCCCTATCAATAAAACCTTGGATGAGATCCGGACGGATCTGTTTCAAAGGATTAACGAGGTGCAGGACGATTATGCCGCCAAGGGCTGGCTGCCGAAGCGCCTGAATCTCAACAAAGGCGTGGTGCGCGGTCTGATCGAGCTGTGGGCCTGGGGGTTGTACCAGCTCTATCAGTTTCTCGCATCGATATTTCAGCAGACATTTCCGAAGATAGATTCGCTGAATGGGGCGTCCGGATTATGGCTGGACCTCCATTGCAAGCAGGTGGATGTTACCCGGAAAGCAGCAACCAAGGCGAAAGGCCAAGTGTATTTTATGCGATCCGGATCATCCGGCAACGTACCGATCCCTGCGGGGCGAATCGTCAGGACGCTGCCGGACGGACAAGGCATGGTCTACCGGTATATTACTACCGAGGACGCGGTATTGCCTGACGGGGAAACCGAGGTAACCGTGGCTGTTGAGTCGGAAGAATACGGCCACGGTGCGAACGCTACGGCAGGACAGATATCGGAGATCTCAACAACCATTCCGGGCGTGGACAGCATTGAAAACCGGTCCGACTGGTTGGAGAGTGAAGGCGCGGATACCGAGGACGATGATAATCTCCGGGAGCGGTACACGCTAAAGTGGATGGCGAATAACGGCGTTACCAAATACGCTTACATGAGTTGGGCATTGTCGGTTACGGGCGTTGTTGCCGTAAAAATATTAGACCAGCACCCTCGCGGCCAGGGTACGGTGGACGTGATCATAAAAGGAACGGCAGGCATACCGACGCAGGATCTGCTCGATGCGGTGGAGGATGTTGTTTCGGAAAGCGCTCCTATCAATGATGATTTTGAGGTGAAGGGGCCGACGCCAGTTAATGTGGCGATAGATGCCGAGCTCGAGCTGGTCTCCGGATCGGAAAGCGAAATCCTGGCGGAAGCGGAGACTCGTCTTGAGGCGATGTTTGAAGATCCTTCGCCGGTTCCTGATGTTGCACCACTGCAGATCGGTGAGGATCTGACGATGGATCGATTGGTTGCGGCCATTATGGCCGTCAAAGGCATTAAAAAGATTAACTGGACATCACCGACAGTAGACGTCCAGGTGGATGAGGATGAGTTGGCCGTATTGAACTCGTTGAGCTTAAGCTCCGTGTGGGCATCGGAAGAATAGCTATGAGCCTCTTTTGGAAATACTTTCGTGAAAAACTCCGCTGGCCTTTGATCTGGAGGCCGGGTGTTCTTGCAGTGCTTGTAAAAGGCGGAGCTTTGGTGCTGGATGACGCAAGGGAAAGTATTTTATGGCTCAGAAACCAGTTCAGCCCGGAGATATGTAATGGCGATCATGTTGCGAACTTCGCAAAATCGCGGGGGATACTTCGCCATGCTCTGGAGACGGATAACGAAAAGTTCAGGCAGCGGGTTATCAGCGCATATGCCTGGCAAATGTTTGGAGGACGGGCGCAAGGGCTGCCTAAGATCTTGGGGCATTACGGCTATAAGGTTAATAAGCTCATTAATCTGCGAGATGAAGACCCAAACCGGTGGGCGGAGTTCAGAGCGGAGGTACAACCACCCGAAGGTAAAGGTTTCGAGGAGAAAGACTTTAACCTGGTGCCGTTCGTAATCAACGACCAGAAACCGGCGCGGTCGAAACTGGATGCGGTAATTATGCACGTGGATACACAGAGCCGGTGTCCGCATGTAGGTATCGGAATGGTGTGCGGAGAAACCATAACCGTGTATCCCTGGAGCCAGACTGAGACGGAGCTGTCAAGATCTGTGCCGCATGTTGCAATCGGATGGCAAGCGGTTGAAACCATAACAGTATATCCATTGGAGGCATAATGGCTACACAGGATTACTATATCATTTTGACGCTGTTGGGAGAGGCCAAGATTGCCGAAGCCATAGCGGAGCAATCTACAATATCTTTAACGGAAATGGCCGTAGGTGATGCCGATTATACACCGTCAAAAGGACAGACGAGCCTCGTTAACGAAAAATGGAGGGACTCGCTAAACAGTCTGTCGCGCGACCCTGAAAATTCGAATTATGTTATTGCCGAAGCGGTAATTCCGCCTGAAGACGGCGGGTGGGAAGTGCGTGAGGTCGGGGTGTTCGACGGCGACGGAGATCTTTTCGCGATTGGAAAATATCCCGTCACCTACAAGCCCACACTGCCTGAAGGGTCAGGCAAGGATCTGTATATTCGTTTTATTATGGAGATCAGCAGCGAGGCTGAAGTTACATTACTGATAGATCCGGCAGTGGTTTTGGCCACCCGGGAATATGTGGATGATTCGATATCACCTGTTCAAACGCAACTTGATGCCCTGGAGACCGACCACGAGGCTTTGGAGACGACATTTAAGGCAGAGCACGAAAGCGACGGAAAGCATACGCTATCTGGTTTCCAAGGTAGTCAATATGCCGCCGATGCAGAGGCCAGCGACGCGTATGCCGTCACACTTGATCCGGTGCCGTCAGCATATTTCGACGGCATGGAGGTCAATTTTAAAGCCAACACCGCCAACACGGGCCCGGCAACACTCAATGTCAATTCTCTTGGTGCCAAGACTATAAAAAAACGTAACGATAAAGACCTTAAAACTGGCGATATTGAGTCCGGCCAGATTGTTAAGGTTATTTATGACGGCACTTATTTTCAGATGCAATCACAAATTGCATCTATTCCAAATCAAAAAAATTTTATTATTAATGGTTGTGCCCAAGTAAACCAAAGAGTCACACCCTACACTTTAGTCAAGGACACATACGGGATATGTGCCGATCGTTTCTATGGTATGGCAACAGGAACGGCAGTAACCGCTGGAACTTTAACTCACAACATCTCCGGTGGAGCTTCTGTTGGGAGAACCGGCTTCGCGTTTAAATTTTCAAACGTAACAATTACTGGCACAGGCATTATCTATTTTCGCTACCGCATGGAAGCAAAGGATGCTGTTAAGTTTAATGGAGTAAACGCATCTTTTTCAGCACAGGTAAGGCATGACGTTGGAAGTGCGATAGACTACACGATTTACATACGGAAGGCCAATGCAGAAGACAATTTCGCTGCCGTAACAGCAATCTCAAACGACACGGCTCAATCCGTTGAAAGTGGGACGAATACGGAAATTAAGTACGAGGCTATTGCTATGGGTAGTTGTGGTAATGGCATAGAAATCGAGGTCGCGGTAGAGTGTGGGGCAATAACGACCAAAAACTTCTGGTTTGCCGAAATGCAATTTGAGCATGGTGATGTGGCAACTGGTTTTGAATACGAGAAATATTCTGCAACACTTAAAGAATGTGAAAGGTTTTGTTGGAAGTCATACCTCCAATCTGTTGCGCCAGGAACCGCGACTGCTGTCGGGCAGTTTGTGTTCAGCATTACAAACGTAACAAGTGCAGCTACTACCATAATGCGAGATATTCGATTTCCACCCATGAGGGCGGCCCCAACGGCGGTTGTTTACGATGATACAGGCGCGAGTGGAAAGGTTGGAACGGCAAGCGGCAACGTAAACGGAACGGTTGACCAATTAA